CCTAACAAGTTGTGATGATAAAATCTGCTAAATGTATAATGTTGTTCTCCATGTACTTCTATACATTTCTTGTTCAATGGCAAGTAAAAATCCAAATACAGAGTTTCTGATCTCCTAACTTGAACTGGTACTTCTTCTAGAACCTGAAGTGTTGGAAAACATTCATGAATTAACTCTCTGGCTTTTAGATGTAGGCTTGATTTGTTCTTGAGCGACCCATGAGATATTCCACCAATTAATTGCCAATGACAAAAATTATTGTCCAAATCTTTTACTTGCATTTGATACCCATTGTTTCATAGACTTTTTCCAAAAGATCATTATATGTTTTCGGATTATCAACAAGATACTGTCTGGCTTTTTCTAAACCTTGAAATTTTGGCTTATCTTCAACAGTAGTAATTGTATACCAAGCACCACCCTTATTGATTAAGCCAAGATCCACGGCTAAATTTAAAAGCTCCATGTGTTTATCAATACCTGTTCCGTATCTTATATAACTAGTAATTGAGCCGCCCGGTGGTCCTAATGCCGAACATAGTACTTCCCATTCTACTTCTTGTCCGATTTGTGGACTATCATCGGATAGATTCCACTTCTTAAAAAACTTGGCTTTAAGCTTTATATCAGTTTGATATGCAATGGCCTGACCGCTCTTCTCTTTCCATTCAGCATTTCCATATCCGGGATTACCCATTAGATGAGTAATACCAATAACTATATTTTTGTTAACAGGAATAACATTAGCTACTTTACGACAAAACTTAGCTAATAATTTTGCTCCGTCTGCTCTTTGCATTTTATTCATATCGCTAGTGATCTCGGCCTCGGTGCATAATGCTGAATATGAATCAATAATAACTATTGATCCTGGTAATTCATTAATAATGCGTTCGCCTATTTGTAGATATTCTTCTGCGTGTAAAATTTTACCTTCTTGAGATCCTACAATATGAAATTTATCAAGATTTAATCCTGGTATTCCTTCTAAGTCTCTTTTTTTCAATCTACCTTCAATGTTCAGGTAATACACTTCTCGGCCATCTTTAAAAGATCCATATGCGTATTCTGGTTTTTGTGCAGTAGCACAGAAATCTAGGGATGTTGTTGTTTTTCCGCACTTGGGTTGTCCTGTTAAAATAACAAAACTACCCTCTGGAATACCACCATTTAATACAATATCTAACGATGGACTAACTGGTATTGTGAGCAGTTTTTTGTCCATGACAGAACTTGCTGTAATTAGAATATTATCTCCGAAGTTCTTTTTTACATCCTCTTTTAAGCTCATTCTAATTCCTTTAATCTTGACAGAGTATTTTTTTGTTTAGATGATTTGTGGTATGTCTTTTGAGTATTTCTATCAAATTCCATAGACAATTTATTATTTTGTGCTTGTATGATAGCCTCGTGTTCTTCTATGATAGGAATCAAGTGCGGTGCTCGCAATGAAAAAATTTTCTTGGCTCTATCGTCTTTGATGGCTTCTATAATGGCTTGGCTAGAATATTTTTCAATTAATTTATTAGCTGTGGCTATCTGATTTCTATAAAATAAAGACCACTCCTTGTTTGTCCAAAATCTAAAATGCAAATCCTTTTTTTCCTTTAATGCCTTGTGTTCGCAAATCAGCTCAGTAATATATTGCTGTGCTGTTACAAATTTATCATTGGAATATTTGGAGATATATTTCATTTATTTTTATCTGGTCGAAAAATAGATACTTTGCCACTACGAGATACTGTGGATTTGATTTTTTTCTTGAAATCGTCATTTACTTCTGATGCTGCTTTTGTCATAATAGCCACAGAATTGATCTTCTTATTGTTGGTTTGTGTAATCATAAGATCTTTACTATTAACCTTCGAAGAAGTTGTTTTTATTTTAGTATTATTGCTAGATTGTTTGGTTGCTTTTTTGATATCTGAAATATCTACTTTGAGTTCTTTGGATATTTGTTCATCAGATTTCCCTATACTATTTAGGTACAATATTGCGTACTTTGTTTCTTTGTTCATGTTAGTTCCCTTTCTGCATTATTTAACCATGCGACATTTTTTGTTCTTAAAAAATTTACATACATATCAAAAACCTTTTGATTAACTCTGGTGAAACTGAATTCATTTTTACCTACTTTTGATAAGAATTTATTAGCTTTGCCTTCTGAATATAGTCCTATTGGATTAAATATCTTACCATATAATCCAACCTTTACAAAATATTGAGTATCGCTATCGTTGTTGATTTTGGAATAAGCGTAAGCATTTTTTTCATTTTTGGTTCGCGGATTGTTGTTTTCATCCAAGAAATCGTGTTTTCCTAAAACAGTATAATAATTCCTATCCGAAACTGGATCTATTTTGGAAGGATTGATTTGGAATATATTAGAATAATGATTCATTTTTTACCTCGTTTAGTTTTGCCTTTGGATCCTGGCCATTTGATTTTTTCTGGTTTTTTGATTCTGCTCATGCCTGTTGGTAATGTCTTAGTACTTTCATCAAATTTATATTCGTTATGTTTATGATATAAATGAGTTTTTTCATCCTCGCTCATTCTGTCACTATTACGTTTAGCTAAATCGCCTAATGTTTTTAATTCTGTATCAGACTTACGAACACTTGTGCTTTGTGTTATCACATCATCAACATATCTTCTGTGGGTTTGTTTACTGTGGCATTTTTCACATTTGGGATGATCTATATAGTCTTTGATATAAAAAAATAATTCAAATCTATTTTGACATTTTTCGCACTGATATGAGTATGTTGGCATTATAGATAAGATTCCGGCAGATATGTCTTCCATTCTTCTGGTAGATCATCTTTTATCTTAAGAAGATGTTCGGCAATAGGCAAGAATTTCATATTTTTATTTGGTTTTATTGGTAATTTAATCAAGGGCATATTAGCTTGTTTGGGTGTTTTATTACCCTTTTTACGATTACAGTATGTACACGCCGTGACTATATTTGTCCAACTAGTTGGTGATGATGGTCCTGTCCATTTAGATTTTGGTATAACATGATCATATGTTAGACTACTCATTTCATATTGTTTATGGCAATATTGACAAGTATAATTATCTCTGATAAAAATATTTTTACGAGAGAATATAACATCCTGATTATTGATTCTAAAAAATCTTTGCGTTTTGGTTACTGCTGGAATAGGATATTTTTTATCTACTCCATTGATGTGATCGTTTTTATAGAAATCTATTATTTCAATACCGTATCTAGGATTATTTTCAAATCTTATAGACCATATAATAGCCTTTTGCCAGGATATTATACTTAATGGACTATAATCAGCATTCAATAATAGACATTGTTTATGTTTTTGTTCCATTTTCAAAATTATCTAATCTTGCTAAAATTTTTGCTATTATTGGATTTCTCACTATGTCTGATGATTCTAATTTACAATTCCCGATACCTTCTATTCCATCTAGAGCATTGATCATATGAATAAATCCACCCTGTAAGTGTCTACTAAGATCGGATTGTCCAATATCGCCAGTTAGTATTAATTTACTCTCGTGACCAACTCTTGTCAATAACATTTTTAATTGTTCGTATGATGCGTTTTGGCACTCGTCAGCAACAATGAAACAGTTGTGAAAATTACGACCTCTCATTAAACCTAAAGGTACTACTTCTATCTTATTATTTAGTTTTAATGAAGCATACTGGGCCATACTAATAAAATGATTAATTTCATCAATAATAGGCAATAAATAAGGATGTAATTTTTCTTCCGCCGTTCCTGGTAGATATCCTATTTTTTCACCAGCCTCTATAACTGGCCTTGTGATAACAATTCTATTAACCTTTTGGTCTAATAAATACTCTAGTGCCATACCAATTGCTATGTGGGTTTTACCTGATCCGGCTAACCCTTGACAAAAAGTTATAGTATTTTCAGCAACAGTTCTTATATATTCTTTTTGATTTTCGCTCCTGGGTTTTAATCTATTTCTATAGATAGGACCAGATTGTTCAATATCATTAGTGAGATCAACAGCTTTTTTCTTTTTATTATTTTTTCTCAATGTTTACCCTTTGCGAATAGTGGATTAAATTAGACATGCACCGCCAGCGCAACTAATTTCCTCTATTCCCACGGTATTGTCCTCTGTTTCAGATAGTTGCGTATAATCAACCTTTTTGAAACTATTATATAGATCACAATAGATTTTCCAATTATAAACGTCTTTCATGCAATATGTTAAACGTTTGATATCACCATCAAAATATTTACCAGCAAAGTTTTTCATTTTCGTAACAAATAATAACTTATCTTGAGCATCGTCTGTCTTTGCTTGATTCATACTAACGTAATCGCAAGCGGCCCAAAGATTGTTATCGAATGCGTTAAGAGATAACTCGATTAGACCAGAACACCACAATGCAGCATCACCATACTCTTTAACAATTTCACGACTAGTATAAACTGTGGTAAATGGTGCTTGTGGATAGTCTTTATCGCCACTCTGAGGAATCAAACTAATACCGGCAAAATATTTACGATTATCATAAATAAATTTGGTTACGTCTTCCCATTCGTCAGGCTTAACCGTAACAGTATTACTAACATTATGGCTCAAATATTCTTGAGTACATAAGCCTTTATTTTTTCCTGATTGTACCCAATGCTTTTGAGTATCTTTTACTATTGATAACATTTCAACGGCTGGTAATTGATTCTTTAATTTTGCACCATCAGGTACTTCTATAGGAAATTTAATAACTTCATCAGTATTATTGGCCGACCAAGATGATTTTTCGCAGGCTTGCGGGTTTAATTTTTTGAAGTGTTGGTATGGTGCTTCTAAAATGTTCGCCTGTACATGACGTATATATCGTTTGGCGTGATGTGGATGTATACCAGAACTAGTACCCAACATACTACTGCTGGTACCTTCTGGTTTTAAGCATGTGACTCTAGCCGCTTGATTAATACCTATCTTTTTTGCTAATTCTTTATTTGTTTCGACCGCTATTTTAGCGCCTTTGGTCAAAACCTTTTCTGTCAAGACCAGATCGTGCTTTTCCATTGTGCCAGTTAATGACACGCCTAATAGGGCTTCCCTGTCAAAAATCCTTTCACTAGTTTCTCCCAAATAATCCAATTTAGTAAAACCAGCTTGAAGAGTACCAATAATGGAAGCTGCTTTGCACCTTTCATAAAAATCCTCCTCGTCGGTTACACTAGAACAATTAATGGTAGAAAGATTGCAACCCTGCCATCCGCTCTTACCATTTTCTTCATCGACAGGCCACATACCAATTTCTACACATGGATTAAAAATCATTTCTGTAGACTCGCTCCAAATAAATCCTGGTTCTCCGAATTCTTTCACAGATTGCATAAGAGTATCAAATTCCTCAAAAGTAGTTTCATTCTTTAGTAGGAGTGCGGAATTGTTACTTCTTGCTCTCTGTGGATTGTCAATAAACCAATTACCGGTTTTAGCTTTTGCCATTTCTTCGTCATCGGGACTAAATAGCGCTAAACTAGCCGAACGCCTTACTCCTCCACTTAAAACAGCATCGCTACTATGCATCACTATATCATAAGCGTCGATAGGACGTAATTTTTTTTGTCCATTTGCTATACAACGATCTAATAAAGATCTGATTTTTTCAAGGCCATTTGCTAATGGCTCATAACCGGGTGCTTTACCCACGCCGGATGCCAAAGACGATCCTTTTGGTCTAATATTAGTATAATCAAAAACTATATGACAATTTTTATATTGTTTGAATTCTTCTACTGGTTTACTAAAATAAGAACTAAGTAAAACACCTAAAGCATCGGCCCAACCTTCTATGCTATCGTCAATAACATATTTAGTTCCAACATCTTCTACGGGGGCGTGCTCTAGTGTTGGTAATTTAGAAACATGGTGTTTTTGTACACTAAATCCGGTTCCACTTCCGCACAATAATAACCAGAAACATTCTTGGAAAAAACGTAATCTATCACAGTAAGAACTGGTACAGTTATAGATTTTTGCGTGTCTTTTAAGAATAGGATCGCCACCAAATTGGAGTGCTCTTTGAGAACCAAGAACCTTTTTCTTATACATTATATCATAAGCCCAATCAATATCGTCTTTGATTCCAAACTCATCATACTTCGTGTGCATCATGTCACGGACTCTATCAACCGCTTCTTTCCATGTTTCACGGCGATTCTTATCCTCAATCCAACGAGCGTATTTACTAACGAATGTATAATTTTGCAGTTCTTGGAGCGCCGACATATTATCTCCTATATAAAATTGCTGAAATGCCCAGTAATACTGTGAGTTGAAAAGAAGTTAAACACATTTCTGTATTACCGGTAAACTTATGATATAAAAAAATAAAAATACTAATATAGAATAATACTGTTGTATTCATAATACACCACCGAGTTCTTTCAGCCAAGAAAGATTTGGTTCTATATAAATAATTTCTATTCCGCTCATTGAGACAAATTTTCTAAAAATATTTTGGGCTTCTTCATTGAATAAATGTGTACCATGATTATTTGACATAACTACTTTTCTTATACCTTCTTGCCATAAAGCCATAATACAGTCATTACAACTTTGACCAGTAACATACGCTATACCATTATCTGGTCTAACAACACAGTTAGATAGCGCATTTCTTTCGGCATGAATCATCCATGGATATTTTTCTGGCCGTGTTCTAGGTAATAAATCATCATCAAGTCCACGAGGAAAGCCATTATATCCTACGCCTAGAATTCTATCCCTAGAATCTGTGATAACGCAGCCGTGCTGTGTTTGCATATCGTGACTACGTTGAGAAACAACTTTAGCCAAACCTAAAAAATAATCTGTCCACGATGGTCTCATGGAAGTATTATAGCAAACCTACGCGTCTGGTCAAGATTTATTTGTTGTGAGTTTGTTATACAGAACCAATGATAATACTGCACCAGCAACACCCATAACAACACCGGCAGGAGATACAGCATCGTAGTTTCCTAATAAATACAGGATTGCTCCGCCCATATAAGAGCCAGCAACACCCAATGCTACTGTTTTAACAAAACCAAAATTTTCTTCTCCGGGTACTATACTTTTAGCAATAGAACCAACAAATAAACCATATACGCACCATACTAAAATGTTAAACATTTGCTGCCTCCACTAAGGTTATGACTTCATCATCCTTGAGATCTGCTCCTGTATCTAAAATAGCGTTCAATAGTTGAATACCATATTTAGCATATTGTTCTTTTGGTAACTCTCTTCTTAATATTCTTTTAATTCTCATCTGTGTGAACAGACCACGACGAGCACTATATTCTTTAATTTCTGATCCGTAAAGATTGTATTTATCTTGAGAGGTATAGTTTCCAGATAATTTATTTTTATTACATTCTTGTAATACTCTAATAACTGTTAGAATAATACTAATCATCATAAGAATAGCAATAACGCTACCAAAATTTTCTTCTTGTGGTACTCCGGCTTTATTTAAAACCTTTGCGGCTATTGCTTTTAACTGTTCATCATTATTCATTTTTTGATTATCCTACATCCATTAGGTCCACATGATATAGTTGTTGAACCACTTTTAGTTACACCACTCTTAGATGGTTGTGTGAGTGTTTGTGTGCCTGTTTCTGGCTCACAATATCCACAATCAACCATTTTGATACCGTCACCACTCAAATATTTACCCGTACCCTTACATACTGGACAATTTTTCCTTTTGTATTTTGTATCAGGCATTTCAATATGTGTAGACTTAATAATGCCGCCAGCCAGAACAACAGATGCCGTAGTGGATCCTTTGTATTGAGATGATCCAAATAATATAGTTGCTACTAATACTAGCCCTAATAATTTATTCATTTTTTACTCTTGGAAAGATTCTTTTTCTTTTTGGTTTAGGATTATCAATATTATCATCCGCTTCTGTTTTTTGCGGTACTATTAATTTAAGTACCGCCAAGATAAAAGTTAATAGCATACTAATTAGTCGTTGCAAAGCAATTTTATCTATTAGTCTCATTATTATACACCTTATAAGTAATCGAACCCATAATCTGGTAATTTTTGTACAGGAAATCCATTAAAATTACTAAAGGCATAAGTTCCATTTTGTTTAATCATGCCTTCTGCTACGTCACTATGGATTAGGAATGAGCCGTCTGGAATTGGACCCCACTCTGGATGATCACCATCATTCCATTTACCCCAGCTATTTTGTACCAAAAACGATGTATCCCCATTGGTATCATCACACGCTATCCAAGCCATACAATGAGCCCAACTACCACTAGTTCTAGCAAATCCTTTACTATCTCTTTTATTACTAAAACCATAATTAGAACAGACTGCTAATCCATAGCCATTTGCTAATGCGTCTCGTGCTTCTTCAACACTTTTAATAAGTGATGTAGTTCTAATTTGATGATCATTAGCTAAATCTAATACTTTATCCGGAACACCGCGACCACCCCATCCGGCACCAAGCATTCCGTCATATTTGCTAAGATCAACAACGCCCTTATAATTTTTACGAACAAGGACACCACCAATTTTATTAACAAATTCAGCGGCCTTGCTACCTGTCATACCTTGACCACTCCAACCTCTAGCGCCATAAATGGCTTCGGTTGCTCCTCTTGCTACCCAGCTTTCTTTTTCGCCCAATATATCTATTTCTACCGCTCTACTAATATCACATGCGTTTCTTGTACCATGACTTACGCAATCGCCAGTAACTTGTCGTTCTTCATAAGGCTTTTTATCAAACTTCAAGACGCTTTTGTATGGAGTTGATAGTTTACCTTTACCACTATTTGTAATTCTAGAACTAGCATCACCAAAGTATGGATATTTTAAAATTTCCATTAAGTGATCAAATTCTAGTTGATTCCAAATGGCTCCTTGAAAGCCTTGTCTATAGTTATTATAAAGATCAATTGGTGATAGTCGAGCCATTTATTTTGCTCCTTGTGAACAAGCCCACGCCAATGCTTTAAAACCCTCAGCAGCCTGAATGCGGGATTCTCTATTTAATGCTACACTATCATCGCCAATAGCCTCAACTATTACAGCCTTACAAGCTTCTGCTAATTTAGGATATTTATTTTTAATATCCAGTTTGAGCATAGTTCCCGCTAATTTGTTGGCTTGTCTAATTTCTTCTGTATTTTTAATAACCTCATCATCACCATCTAAGGTTACAAGAGTTGCTAAATCTACATATAAACTAGATAATCTTTTGCCATCAGTTTTACGATCAGGATCACCGTCTTTTAAAACCCTAACAACCTCATCAGCTTTAGCTTTTAAGCCTTCTCTAACCGGTGCAGATAATTCTGCAATATCAACAACAACAGGTTGTGGACGATCTACCAATGATCCAAGATCAGGTTTGAATAATCCAATTCCTATTAGTATAAAAGCTAATGCTAATAATAATGTTTTAGTATTCATGTTGACTCCTTATCTCCACAAACTACAGGACTTAAGTATGGAAACATTTGATCAGCAACTTCTACGGCCTTAACACATCCGCACTCGGCAGCTAAATCTCGCGTTTGTTTCCAGCTTACAATCAGTTTAAAAAATATATCCTCTTTAGTTGTAACAACCGGCTTGACCGACGGAACAACAACAGCAACAGGAGTTACTGGTTTAAGTGGAGATGCGTTTTTAAATTTTTCCACTAATCCACCTAATAGTGTTTGCACAGGGCTTAGTTTATCCTTAAATAATACCCATAGTATTAAGCCGACACCAGCGTATAGGGCCAAATCCATTGGTCCAACTTTACTAGCAAATTCTTCAAAAGTTTCTGTGTAATTCATAATCCAGCCTCTCTTTTAATAAAAACGCCCGTATTTCTAAAAATGGTAACCGTAGCATCAATAGTGGCACTCACCATTATCATGAGCATATTTTTGATGTACTTATGTATAATAGGCTCAACAAGATTGGGAACAAATGGAACATCTATCACTAAAAAGATTTTATCATAAAAACTATTCAAAAGATCCATTGCCAAAGCTTTTTTATCAGGATTGCTTAAATCGTTACCAATAGCTTCTATAATTTGTACAACACTAGCTGTTGTGAGCTGTAATAGTTTCCACGCTTCACCAAGAGCAAAACGCTTAACTTCATTTACTTTTTCTTTTGTGTTGACTATTAGTTTTTCTACTTCTGCTCTTATTAGTTCTTGGCTTGACATCTTTTTTTACCTCTGGTTGTTCTATTAACTTATTTGACTCATTTTGATTAGTCCACCAAATTTTCTTAATCTCATTGCGGCCTTTTACATATCGAAATAACACCGTTAGCTGACCAATAATCAATATTAATGCTTCTAAACCTCGACTAGTTTCTGCAATCAAATCCTCTTTTTGAGAATGATCATTTAGTATACCCAATAAATATAGTCCACTAAATAAGAAGCTTACTAGTGTGAACCAGAACTCACTGGTTTTGTATCCTGGTTTGATCATAAATTATAACCTACTTTTAGAAAAGTTTACTTTATAACAGGAGGCGCTGGTGGAAGGAATAACCCTTCTAATACTTTAGCTGGTTCACTACCTAATAGTTCCAAAACCTTAGCTTCAACTTGGGCTTGAGTATAATCGCCAATAGCATCATAATCATTGTTTGTCCATAAAAGTAGAGAATAGGGGCAGGGGCGAATGCGAACTTCGCATCTCTTCCTTTTGTTATTGTCGATTAGGGTTATGTCCAATTCAGATAAAGTGATAGGCTTTTGAACACGTACCTCTCCGGTGGATCGAGTAATGGTTGGTGGTTGAATAGTAACTGGCTGTGAAAGATTCATAGTTATATAACTCCTAGAATGGAAGAACCGTTGATGCCGCGAGGGATCGGAAACGGCGTGCGATTGGCGTAGGTTTCAGTGCCATTCACAACGCCAGTGCTTCCGTTGTACGAACTGTCATTGAAAGTCGCGTCTCCGGTGACGGTGCCGCTGTTGTACGAACTGCCGTTGAACGTCGCGTTGCCACTGACGCCGCCGTCGTTGTACGCATTGTTGTTGAACGTGGCGTCTCCGATAACAATGCCGCCGCCGCTGTTATATGAACTGTCGTTGAACGTGGCGTCTCCGGGGACGGTGCCTTCGTTGTTGTACGAACTGTCGTTGAACGTCGCGTCTACGCCGAGCGTGCCGTTGTAGTTGTACGAACTGTCGTTGAATGTCGCGTCTCCGGTGAAGGTGCCGTAGTTGTTGTACGAATTGTCGTTGAACGTCGCATCGCCGTTGACGGTGCCTTCGTTGATGTATGAATAATCATTAAACGTGGCGTCTCCGGTGACGGTGCCGCCGGAGTTGTTGTATGAATAATCATTAAAAGTAGCATGTTGATTGATAGTATTAGAATTATCAGCACCTCCATAAAATATAGCATTTCCATTTACGTATCCGTAGTTAATCATATCGATAAATGTAGCATTATTTCCGATATATCCCTCGTTTACCGACGATGCTTCAAAAATTGCGTTACCATTTACGGAGCCGCTTCCGTTATTATATCCACCAGCACCAAAGGTAGCATTTCCATTGATAGTACCATTGTTATAACCAAGAGAATTAAATAATACACTACCATTAATAATACCATTATTATTTCCGCTATAAGAGGCTCCAGTTAAATAAACCTTGTGTGCGGTTAGTGTGCCTGTTAAGAAGGCATCTATTATAATTGCAATAGTATAATATTCCGAAACTTGAATAGCCGTAATATTTATGCCAAGCGTTGCAGTACCGCCGCTCACACTGCCATTAGATGGACCACCATCAAAAGTAAGAGTGTTAACTATAGCACCACTACCGCTATTAGTTAAACAATCAGCAATCATTATAACATCGTCAGCACTACTAGGTAAAGATGTGGCAGGAACGGAGTATACATTATCGCTCCACCAGTTGCCGAGCGTGTTCCAGTTGCTGTCGACCGCGCCGTTGAAATACAGAGTTGCCATAACATTTTACCTTTCTGTTAATAACCCGGTACAAAAGCTATAATGTCCCACTTGTTTCTGCTACTATCATAAGTAGCACCAAGAATATCCATATTTCCGCTAGTTGAACTAAGAGGTAGTGGACTTGTGGCACTACTAGGAATTTTAAATTGGTTACCAAAATTAAGAGTTAAACTATTAGCGTTGTGAGAGATTCTCCAGCGTAAACTTTGACCATCTGTGGGATTAGTTGGATTAG